TGTAAAAAGGAATCAATGAAGATTAACCGTACCCGTCCCCGTAAAGGCAAGAAATACGCCAAGAAATGACCCCATTACTTCCCACTCCTGATCACTACTTACACAATCTAATAACCATGACGTCCTCCGAAGCTAAGCGCCTTTGGAGGCGCAGCATCAAAGAACACTTTGGATGCACATGTGTTTATTGCGGAATTACTTATGAATTACATGAACTTACACTGGATCACGTACATCCTCGATCTCTTGGGGGTGAAGACATCACATCGAATGTCGTACCAGCTTGTTCCTGTTGTAATCAGGACAAAGGAAGTAACCACTGGCTCTCTTGGATGAGAGAACAGTTCGGAAAGAATCTACTTCGTGAATCACTTATTTTATCTCACATTAACTGATGGCAAAAACTAACGCTGGATTGCGTATTCGCTCTACTCGTAATCCTTTTAAAGATATGAGTATGGCAGATATGAAAAAAAAGTGGAGCAAAATGTCTCCAGAAGAACGTGCAGCAAACGTTCAAACTTTCCGTGATGCTGCTAAATCGGCTCCTAAATCTAAACCCAAAGCATCTAAACCTGCAGCAAGTAAACCCAAAGCATCCACACCCGCTCCTAAACCAACATCCTCAACAC